AGATTTCTGATTACATGACAATGTTATTACCAGAAACAAGAACAACTACCAATCCTCCAATTCATGGATTGTATAAGTTATTCTCTCCATTACTAAGTCGTTTAATTTACGATTTATCAGAGAATCTGGTTAACTTTCCTAATATGGAATCTAGATATCTAGACCAAGAGGTTATTGACTTTATCGAAGCCAATTATCAAGAATTCTTTAAAATTGAACCATCGTTTAAACTGGATGCCATTAGTTTGAAACACGTTACAATCCATCCTGTTTATAAAAACACTGTTACTGATATTACATATCACCAAATGAGATGGTTAAAACAAGTCGTTCGTATTTATTATCGAAACAGTATTGAATTATCTCATTTTGTAAGAATAGGAGAACAATATGCCTAGTCCAACGGACATCCCAACTAATCTACCTGTGTATGCCAGAAACCATGCTGTGGATACATCAATCGTAGGTATTGACGGTGAACCACCTATCTACGATGATACCCAGACATGGCGACGCTGGGCAATGCACGATATCTATTTAGGTCGAGAAGGCCATCGTAAATGGATTCCTAAAGTAAATGACTATGTTGAAGACATTAGTTTAGAACCACCTAAAGTTTATAAAGTAATGTCTATTGACCCAACTACACAAGTACCTGAATTACGACTGATTCAATCCAATAAGATTGCAGTCGATGAAATGACTTCTGAAGAAGGACGATTCTTTGCTGGTGGTACATTAGCAACACCTTGTTCACGTCAGATTTTCTACGATAATTCCGTAGCACGTCCTACTTTGAAGATTCCATCTCAATTCCATATTCAAGGTACAACACCACACCACGCTGTTGCTTATAAAGGCACAATTGCTGGTCAAGGTGGTTTAGCGATTTCAGCTCGATACGACCAAAGCTTTAACTTCATTGGTAATGAAATCCCATTAATGCCTGTAGCTCAACGTGATTCTAATAATCACACCCAATGGTATATCCCAGACTTCTACTGTACACATGAGTTAGAAGAAGGTGAGATGATTCTTATCTTAATCTACGATGACCGTGGTGGTTTGTGTTCACGTACTAACTGGATTGTTGAGTATTCAGCATTGCTCCGTGATGTATCTGATGCTGATAAGTTTATTAATAACATTTCTCTTGAATCGTTCTATATCGATTCTACAGATGATTCTAATCTCTTGATTCCAGAACAAGTATTGAAAAACTCCATTAACTTAATGGGTAAAGTCCATTATTCAGATGGTTCTACCATTACTTATCCAGTAGATGGTAATAAGTTTGAATTACTGTATTTGGATAAAGCTGCTGAATCTGTAGCTTCTACTAAAGGTTCTCTATCTTTAGTTTACTACTTAGCAGATAATGAAAAATCAGTACATGTTATTAATAACAATAACCGACACTTAATTGTACGTTCGTTTAACTATACAATTGTTGAGCGAGATGGTGCTTACTCTGTTAAACTCTATCCTGTACCTAAGTGGATTAATAACGATATTGGTTATCAGCTTGACTGGTACTTATTTACATTAGATAGAAACCAATGGTTGGATGTAACCAATAGTGTATATATTACGCAGAATAGTCCAAATAGAAGCTTAAATGGTAAATTGTTTGGCCCATTACAGCAACTGGATGTCGCTATTGACCTAGGTGTGATTAATAATACATTTAGAGAACATATCCATCCACAAACAGTCGATATTCGTTTATTAAGACCAGCATCAGATGCCTCTGGTGATAGATTCTTGTTAGGCTTTGATGCTTATCAAAATCCAGCATATGGTGACAATATCTTCTGTCAAGTGCGTATTGCTTCTGCTACTGACTATAGATACAATATTTCTTGTGGTCAGACTGTGTTAGAAGAATGGTTAGAGAAAGTATACTATACGACTAAACCACAATATCGTACCAGCCGTGAACCTAACGCACCTAAACCAAATATGTTTAAGTTAATCATTAAAAACAATGAGTATGAATTCCCAATCCGTAAATGGAATACAGAATTACAAATCAGTGCTCAAGTAACTGCAACAGATGTAGTTAAGGTATTGTTCTTCAGTAGAACTCAAGACAATGATGTCTACTATTCTATTGCTCCAATGCCTGTGATTATTACTTGAATTATTTTATAATTCAAGCGACTTAGATACTCTGTATCGTAAGTTACTTAAACAATTTTATTAAAAACTACCTTTATATGAAATAGAAAGTAGCTCTCCTATTTCGTGCTCTGTATATAACTCTCCTTTTGAGAATTAGGATAGCATATAGAGGAACTCCGATTTGCACAATGTAGCCATCTGTGTTTTTAATATCTTATACGTAACCTCGGAATAAGTATAAGGTTGAGAAAGCATCGTGCGAGTTAAGATGACGCGGGTATTTTGAAATGCATATTAGCCCATAACCTCTAGTACTCTTGCGAGTACTAGAGGCACTAGGGTTTTATGTCTTATAAAGAATTCCAGTAATCTAAACTATTGATATCAGAAGAATACGTAGTATCGACATTGGCGTTATAGCTACCAAACCCGAACATATCATTTCTACCAAAGTAATTAGGTTTATTACTTAACATAGCTTCAGCACGAATGGAATCTAAGCTACCTAAGATATTATCCACAATAATCGGAGATTGTTTCATCATGTTAATCTTACGGTTTTCTTTCAATTCATTAATCATGTCAGACATACCAATAATCTTATTACGTTCTTCTGGGTTCAATCGTTGTTCTAATAATCGAATAGATTTCTCAATTTTACTAAATTCAAAATAATCATCAGTATTATTTAAATCGTTATAAAGAGATTCAATCTTATTACGAATATTTTCTTGTTCACGATTATAAGCTAATTTAACTGGGTCTACAGCAGTACCTGCTTCAACAACATCGGATAAGAATCTTTGCTTAATGATATCGTAATAGAATACATTACGAGCATTGAAGATAAACCAACAAGCTAATAACCAACTAATTACTTGGTCGTCATGTTTACCTTTTAAGTGGTCAATACGACCATCTAATACAACAAGTCCTAATAACTCATCTACTAATCTAGAATCTTTAATCTTATCTGCAACAATATCGACAGCACGATATAGTGTTTCATTATACAAGTTATTACGAGTATAACGACCAGTACCTGTAGTCATGTAACCAAATAAAGGTCTGTATTGGTTAGCAATAGACATACGACTAGGATGTGAATCCATGGTATCAAATCGACGTGGATTAGAATCACGTTCATTGACGACAATATTAAACACTCGTTTAAATGGGTCAATATTGTAACTAGGTAATACTTCAATCAAGTAATCGATAATACCTTGTGCAGAAGATTTATTCTCTGGAACAATAAGTATCTTAGGATAACGTATCATTAAGTCAGCTAACCATTGAGCGTAATTGTATAAGTTAACATTATTACAATCAGCACAACCAATGATTTCAAGATTAATTGCATTAACGAAAGTCAATGTCGTAGAGTCACGACCTACATTAGAGCTACTGTCCATACCTACAATAACTGGAACAGTATTCATCAAATGATTGATTTCATCTTGGTTATAATACCATTTAACAGTTAAACCATTGGTACCAATATCTCGATATACTGGTTCCATTTTACTGTTAGTCATCATTTGTAATTGTTTAGTAGTAAATGGAGATACTTCGTTACCAGAAGTCCAAACATTATAATAGTCTCGAAGAGCTGCTTCAGGAGAAACCCTGTTCTCTACAATCTTATTAATCAACCATTCGTCAGTATAACCCATTTGTCGATGTGAAAATGTACCTTGGATACTGAATGTACCTGTAATCTTAGCAATTTCAGATTGTGGGTTAGAATCTTTACGAACCATTTTCTCAAATTCAACTACGTCTTTACAATCAAGATATTTCTCATCCCATTGAGCAGATTCAGTAAATAGTTCATACGCCCATTTACCTTCAGGTGAGTCTTTCTTACCAGCAGTTGTGGTAAAGATAGAGCCAGTAAACTTACCTTCACGCATCGCATCATCTTTTGCCGCGTTCATCGCAGAACCCATGGTAGGAATGGTAATAAAGTTATTCTTACAATAAGCAATCTCGTCACAATGTCGAATTTCTACAGTATCACCACGACCTTTTTTATCCGCATCTTCTACAGAGTCTTGTGCTACAATGGTATTGTAATAGTTACGTCTATCTAATACAGTAATGGTCTCTTGGTTATTACTGTCTTTCTTAGTCATTCGGTTTAACCATTTAGGCATACGTTCAAATAGCTTACGTAAACGAATCACGTTCTTAACAGCCAGAGGTCTATCTTTTGTATATAGTAACATACGTAGACCAGTACTGAAGTTTAGAAGATAAGTCATGAGTACGTCTGTCGAATAAGACTTACCAGTCTGACGTGGTTGAATCAACAAATATTGGCAGTTATTAAAGAATGACCAGAATAAAGAGATATTCGCCCTATTGGCTCTAAATCTATTTTTAATATTACCTTCTGGAGTAGGTGCAATTTCTCTAAAATAATAAAATGGATTAATGGCACATTCAGCAGCAATCCAAATCTTTTGTTCTTGTGTTAGATTAGGGTCGTAAGGGTCTACAAACTCTAAGCGTCTATCGTGTAGTTGTAAATGGAAGTAGTAGTTCTTAATCCCCATCTTTTTATAGATGTTTGCTAAATCAATAAACGACTGATTCTTAGTCGAAGTATGGACAATAGCATTAGGATATTTAATCCAATCTTGTAAAAATAATATCATGATATTATCCTTTAAGTATAAAAGCATATTTCAAAAATATAACCAAATCATCGTATTTACGTACAAAATAGGAATAATACTATCGAGGTGTTAACCCCGATAGTATTATTAGTTTTTTATTTATTGTTTTTGATTCTGGTTATTTGAATATCTAAATAAGCTGAAATCACTGCGTTAATTTGTTTTTCTTCACCTAATAGTCTTGATAACAAACGAGGTATATAAACAGGTTGCTTCAAGATAGTAGAAGTAATAGGTAAATCCCAAGATTTAACACAATCAACTCTATAAAGAATAAGATGTTTCTTTTTAAAGAACCACCAACCAGTTCTCTCTAATATAAAATGTTTCTTAGTAACATGAATCTCTAAAGGAAAACCTTCGTAATTAATAATTCTTACATTAGTTTCCCCATTAGGTTCTTCTACTTCCGAGTATATTCTATTACCAGAGAAGTAATCCATTATACTAAAACTTTTTGAGAGTAGTTTTTCTATTAGACACATAGTCAGCCTTTCGAATGTGCTCCTATTAGCCGGAATAATAACGCATTGTAAAGGCTCTCAGTACTATATATAACATTACCCCTGTGCGTGTGGCTGCTATTGATGGACCAGATTTAATCTTAGTCGCTTTCTTGACGATTTCTTCCACATCATCACGGATAGATAATAATAATTCATCAGTACTACGGGAAGATGTATAAACACCTTTCATCTTACTGATTAAACCACTAATGTCAGATTTATTTTTCATCGCATTTCGATTTTGGTTTAAATAAGTCAACAAATGAGTCATGATTTTATTAACCACTTCATCAATCTCTAACTTACCTTTATCACCTTTACCATACGAGTCACTAATCCAACTTAGTGTGCTTCTGAACATAGAAACAGGCATAGTCTTATTAGAACTTTCAATAATAGAAATCAAATCCAGTTTAATAAAACTTGGTTTATCAGGTATTACACCAGCTAAGTAATTACGATAAGTTTCTAAAGCATTTGCCTTATCCTTAAGAACAGCTTCACCATCCATCTCGATAAATGTAGAAGAAGTACTGTTCACCCTCATCCCAGACTCTTGGACTTGTTTTTGTAAGCCGTAAATGTTTTTAAGTAATGCTTTATTCCTACCTTGTGTATCTGTTAATAGATAACCCACTGATTCACCCGTATTACGAATATCGTGTTCCATTCGTTGAATCGTTAATCGGTGAATTGAGTGTTTCATGTCAATAATATCGTCACTTCTGTCTTGTACTACTTTTATCCAAGTGCCTTTCTGTTTAATGGCATATTTGTTACTCATTGCTGCCAGAGTTGCTTCAGCAACTTCTTTAGAGCAAGGATAAGGCCAGTGTCTTTGTAGACGAGAAGTGATAAAACGAAATTGTAAGACATTATAGATAGCTGACATTATCTCATTTTTACGCTTTTCATTGATTTTAGAAGACTTGTAGAACATATGGCTTAACCAGACACAACTTAAATTAAATGCATCACCAGCTACTACGTAGTAAACAGGATTAATAATATCATTAAGTCTAGGTAAGAGTTCTTCTTCGTTAATGTTGAGTATTTCATCAAACCAAATACTTCGGTCTGAATTAGTAAATTTAACCACATAGACACCTGTTAAATTACCGCCAAAGAAAGAAGCATGTTCCACATTCTTGGAAATAAAACTATTCATGTAACGAATAATCTTATCACCTAATTTGTTATCGAAGGACAATTCCCCGCACAAATCATTAAATACATCTTTTACATGTTTATCCATTTTCTGTCCTTTATGTTAAATGTATTAAATAGTAAAATAAATTAGTCATTCATAACTTTTTAAAATATTTCAAACTTATACTATTCACATGAAAGAGTCGAATCTTTCCACCTTATCTTATTAACTTTTTATAAAGGAAAACCAAAATGATTAAATTGATTTTTGCAATTGTGATTGCCCTCTTTATCTTCTCACTTCTCGTATGTGTTGGTATCTATAAAGTATCAACCAATTACGAGAAATACAAAAAGTTCTTTGAACAAAACAAAAAGTAATTTAGCTATCTGATTACCCTATGGAAAAACCATAGGGTAATCTTATTCTTATTTTTTAAATAAAGGAAATTAAAATGAAACAAATTAATAAAGCTAAAATGCAACAAATTGAACAGTTTACAGGTAAACAAAACAAGCAATTCAAAGTAGTACCTAACCCAGTACATGAAAAATTGTTCAATGAAATCGTCGATGGTGTAGTTGCCGAAATCATCAAAGAATCCGGTGCTGATAAAACATACGAAGAAAATATTCGTATCTTGGCAGAAACCAATAAAGATGTAACTAAAATCAATGTAGCTACCATTTTTAATTCTGTTAATACAGCTATCGCTAATCCTAAAGATACAGAGCATAAAGAGAAGTATAAAGAGCTTTATACCCTCTATCAACCAAATGTGTTTATCGATGCTATTTTGAGAAAAGTATTCAAAGCAGTAAACGATAATGGGTACACTACCCTGCTTTCTGAAGACCGAAACAGTTACTATCTGGCCGATATGAAAACACTGCGTCCAGTAGCACTCTTCCGTGAACAGAAGACATACGACCGCCCAGAACGTTATAAATCTGCTCATCCATTGGCTTATGCTATTTTCTTAACCAATGACAAAAATGAATGGGAACCTATCAAATACGATTTGGTAGATTACAAATTTAAGGAAGGTGATTATGATTTCTATCCAGCGCGTAAAGCAGAAGATATCGACTTGGTTGAATTTAATGGTATGGTGTCTTTGTATACTGACATCAATTATGCTTTTGGTATCATTAAGTATTTCCAGAAACTAATGGAAAAAGCTAATGCTTCTGGTGAAATGGTTCAACCTGATTGGGCTATTGTACCAGTAGACATCGATACACTGAAGTCTAATTATTGGTATAACGATGAGATTAAAATCTTCTCTGTTAGTACAGATGATTTGGTGTATCCAGATGGTGATAACTGTATTACTGAAGGTATGGAAAATCTGGAAGGTACAAATGTAGAAGATATTTCAGCTACTGCTGGTAAAGTTACCGCAAAAGCAACTAAGAAATTATCTCTCAAATCTACTACCAAATACTTTACCCATACAGACTGCGATGTCGTAGTGGTTGAAGTAACAGATACTGATGGTAATGACATCATTAAGATGAATCCAAATGACTTTACTGGTGTGTTTGGTGAAATAACAACACGTGTGTACGAAACATTCCCTAAAGAAAAAGGACTGATTAATGCTGAAATTCTTAACCCAGTAGGTGGTGGTAATGTGTTCTACATTATCCAACCATATGTTAAAGAAATTGTTCCATATATCGGAATGACACACGATATTGTATCTGGTATTCTTGAACCAATCCAGCATCATTGTCTGATTGAAAATCTGGTAGAACAAAACAGTGATAAAATCATTGATTTGATTCGTATGTTACCACTCTTGAAACCAGGCACTAAGTTAACAGATATCAAAGAAAACTTACTGTATCGATTCCATGATTCGTTACATGAAGAATATGTAGGTTTTGGTGGTAGTATTTTAACCGACCTCTATTTGGAATCTGTACCGGCAGCGGAATTACACAATACTGAACATTCTGATATCCAAGTCGATACTAGTCTGTATTGTGTCTATACCATTAATCCAGTAACTGCTGTAAAATATGGTATTGATAACAGTAATGTGATTCGTGCTACCAAAGATATCCCAAGTTTTGATTCTCTCTATGTGATTGCATTTAAAATACGTGAAGAAGCACAAGCGTATGTTGATTCCACTAAGAACCCATTACACTACTGCATTGTAGAAGATGTTATTAGCTTTAGCAATGTGGTTGAAGTTAATGGTAAACTCTATATGGAATATAACCATAACTTCTTGGATTATACTTTTAATGAAAATGGTGAAAAAGCCTTTATTCGACATGTCTTTTAAACCACTAATCGTTATATAAAATATTTTCAAATCTATACTATTTTACTGAAGGGAGTCAATGTCGATTTCCTTCAGTATTTTATTTAAACTTAATCTTTAAAAAGGAAACCTTAAAATGGCTATTAATGAAACCGTTAAAAAAATCGCAGACGTTGTCGCTGAGAAACACTTGTCTTTCGATGCTGAAACACGCACTCTGAAAACCACTGGCAATGCAATGGAATCTGCACTGGCAGTAATTAACGAAGAAGAAAAACTTGGTTTGGATGAAAAACAAATCAAGAATACCTTCCAAGCCCTGAGCCTGTTTACCGCAGGTACTGGTTTGGCTACTGGTGAAGCCGGTATCAAAGAGATGAAGAAAGATAAATCTATTGATGCCCTGACTGCTGAATTCGGTGTGACCAAGCAAGTGAAAGTGAAACACACTGTTTCCCGTGACTATGAAGTTACGCCGATTCCACGTAATGGTGAAAAAGTAGAGCCTGTTACTAAACATGGTCGCTTGGATACTAAACTGGAAGTATCCAGTGTTAAAGCTCGTAGCTCTGCTAACTTGGCAGCCGTACGTGACCATCTGTACGCCCAAGGCGAAGAGAAACTGGGTAAGTAACATTTGTATAGTATTCTAGGTAGGAAGCAAACCCTACCTAGAATATTTTTTAATTAAAATGTTTGCATCTTATATAAAGGAAACCTTAAAATGGCTAAACTCACTAAACAAACTGTAGCTGCTGTATCTAAAGGCAAAAAAGAAACTGTAGTAGCTAAACCAAAAACCGGTCCTAAAGCCACTCCTAAAGTAACAGCAAAACCTGCTGCTAAGAAACCAGTTAAACCAGCTATCCCTTCACGTCGTGCTACAGCTAAACCAAAAGCAACTGCGCCGAAGACTACACCGAAAGCTGCTAAACCAGTTACCAAAGCAAAACCAGTAAAATCACCAAAAGTTCTTCTTAAGGTAGAAGCTCCAAAGACTCTTCTTGAGAAAGATAAAAAGAAACCTCGTAAACCACGTTCATTCAGAACAGATACTTCCAAGTTCCGTAAATACAATAATGAGTTACGCATTAACTTGCGTAATCTGATTTACGATAAAGGTTACACAATCGCTAAGGTTGCACGTGAAATGGGTATCCTTCCCCATTATTTGTTCAATGTATTAAAATTGAACAAAACCTCTGAAGGTGGTAATGATGCTGTTGTTGTACTTGACATTGTATACGCTGTTTGTAGTGTAATTGGTGTTAATATTAGTTCTGTATTACCAGAAGCAGAAATTGTAAACCCAATCTACAAAACAAAAACCGATGTTACTGATAAAGTAAACGAGTTGCAAGAAGAGAATGTTAAACTAAACTTTCTCTTCACTCAAACCAAACAACAGCTCGATACTCAATCTGTTAAATTAGCGGCAAGTGAAGCCAGAATAAAAGAACTGGAGAATTTTCTTGAAAGTTCATTTAACAAAATAGGTAAAATTAGGGAAAGACTTGCGAATATTTCTAAATTGGAAGAATCTAAGTCTTAATTAAAAGAGAGGATCACTCCTCTCTTTTTTATAAAAGGAAACCACATGAATAAGCAACAAGAACTGATGTCTCTATTTAAAGAGTACACCAGTAAAACAAAACGCGAAACTTATCGTGATATTTGTATTGAGAATAATGTCATTACAGATATTATTAAAGTGATGAATACGTCATTTTACGTATTATACCATAACCGACTAGATGAGTTGTCTAGTAAGTTTAGTAAGTTTGTGGAAAACTACGGTGATAAAGAATATTTACCTTATTTGTTATTGGATACAGACTTTACCGAATCAATTGGTAGTGATGAAATAAAAGTAGCTACCAAAGACTGGGTAGTTTCTACTTTGTTTATTATCCGTATCTTCTTAAAAGAAGAATCCAGTTCTACTTCTTGGCAAGACTCTAAGATCCTGGATATCTTCCAAGGTCTTCTGAATGAAACCTTAGACCGTGAAGTCAACAACCTTAATGCACGTAAGAAACCATTGAATAACGATGAAGAAAATCTTTTGATTCTCATTTCATCTATCAGCGTTTACTGCGTAGCTGAAGGTTTAGATTCACCGTTAGGTCAACGTGAAGTGAATATTGCGTTTAAAGAAGCCATTAATAGTTGTTTTAGTAATTGTTATCCCACTAAAGAATCAATTGAGTTTATCACAACCAAATGTGGTAAACGCTTAGGTAACAAAATGAAACGACTGCTTAATAAGGTAACTATATCTTCTATTTCCGATTACATTCTGTAAGGTGACTGTAATGGGTAAAATGGAGAAATTTGTTTTCGTATCAGACCGTGAAAATCAAGATGTACAGGAAGTCGTCAGAATAGACAGATGTCTTATCGATGTCGAGAATGTATTGGTTAATGCATTCAGTGCTTTTTCTAAAAGAGGAAAAGACATTAGTACAATCGATTACGAAGAAAAAGGTAAGTTAAACATTAGCGAATACTATTACCCAATGGGCATGATATCAATAGCTTATTCGCGTACACTATTTACGTTTGAAAAAGAAACCATTGATGCTTTATTAAATAAAATATCAGGTGGTGAAACTATTAATTGGAAAACAGAACACATCAATGTGACATATGCTAGATGGATGTATTCTGTTGATACCAATTTATATCACATCTGTAAATACCTCGATACTAAGGAAGTGAAAATCCTAGATTTCTGTAGACGTGTCATCATTGTTAAAGATGAAGAACGGAATATGAAATATGGATTTGTGTTTCTTACCCTGCCATTGGGCTATGATAAAACACTAGCAGCAGTTGCATCTAATACCGTGTATTACATGCTACCGCAAGAAGCAACTGATTTAGTATGTGAGGAAAATGAAGCACATAACAAAGTTATAGATAATTATCTTAACGTACCTGAAGTTTCAGATGAAGAGAATATAGATAATCCAGGATATAAACTGTATAATCAAATGTTCATTGATTTTGAAATAGTAAAATGGCAAACATACGTTAAAGATACTTTCTATAATGGAGAAAGTAAAAAACATGTTAATTGATAGAACTATAGTAGAGAGGACATCCTCTCTACTATAGCTATCTTTTAATCTTTTATTTTTTGTCTACTTTATACGTTAGGTATACAGTGAGATGATTGGTAGATTCCATTAACTCGTAAAGAGCTGGAGCACCTATCTTCACTTGGTCTACACCAAGATTACCATGAATAAACAGAATCAAAATAACGTGTTTATTACCACGTACAATTAAGTCTTTAATTAATTCCACATCTTCATCTTTTACCAAATGGTGTTCCATAGTAAAGATAACAGGGTGTGGTACACCTTTAGCCAAACCAGCTACTTCGTGGATAATGTTGTAAATACCTACACCCATTGGATTGACACTCTCAACAGATAGGTGTGTGTCATGTACAACAGCAGGTGAATCAGCAATACCTGTAACCACATCATTACGACCTAGCTTGTAATTAAAATCAGCAGAACTACCATCTAAATCACGACCTAATGATTCTACCATTTCTTCTTTACCGTCTTTTGCATACA